TCAGAACTCCATCTGGATTTGTTCAGAACGCTCGGTTGCCGCCGGGCGTTTTTTATTGGTGAGAATCGCAGCAACTTGTCGCGCCAATCGAGCCATGTCGTCGTCAACGACCCCCCATTCAAGAACAGCAAGCAGCATTGAGAACTTTGGAATCCAGTCCCTCTTCCACCTGCTGATCTGCGACTTATCAACGCCCACAGCTTCCGCTGTCTTCTCAGTTCCAAGCATTGCGATTTTGTTAAGCAACGCACTCTCGATTCGTAGAGCCTCGTTGCGTTTGTTTGCACGAACCATATGTAAGTATTTCCTTAGATAACAATTGATTGAATGTATGCAAATAAATGCATACACCATAGGTGTGGTTTAATTTGATGCCCTTTTTCAGGGCTGGGATGTGTAAGAGCGGGAATGTCTTAAGCGGCTTTACCGCGTTTAGTTCCGTACTGTAACCAAACCGGATCACAGTTAAGCGCCATAGCAATCTCAAACAAGAAGCGCGGTCGCTTGGTTACTCCAGCTTCAATCAGTTGAATTGATTGCTGTTTAACACCGGCTTTGGTTGCCAGTTCGGTTTGCGTCATTTTTAACGCAATTCGCCTCTTCTTGAGGCGTTCAGAAAGAGTTTGCATATCGCCTCCATCAACAAACTTTCTTGTATTTTCATACAATGTATCTTGTTTGTCAAATACAGTTTTTCTTGTGAAGATTGGGGGGGGGTAAATAACAGAGGTGGCTTATGAGTATTTCTTCCAGGGTAAAAAGCAAAAGAATTCAGCTTGGACTTAACCAAGCTGAACTTGCTCAAAAGGTGGGGACTACCCAGCAGTCTATAGAGCAGCTCGAAAACGGTAAAACTAAGCGACCACGCTTTTTACCAGAACTTGCGTCAGCTCTTGGCGTAAGTGTTGACTGGCTGCTCAATGGCACCTCTGATTCGAATGTTAGATTTGTTGGGCACGTTGAGCCCAAAGGGAAATATCCATTGATTAGCATGGTTAGAGCTGGTTCGTGGTGTGAAGCTTGTGAACCCTACGATATCAAGGACATTGATGAATGGTATGACAGTGACGTTAACTTATTAGGCGATGGATTCTGGCTGAAGGTTGAAGGTGATTCCATGACCTCACCTGTAGGTCAAAGCATCCCTGAAGGTCATATGGTGTTAGTAGATACTGGACGCGAGCCAGTGAATGGAAGCCTTGTTGTAGCCAAACTGACTGACGCGAACGAAGCAACATTCAAGAAACTGGTTATAGATGGCGGGCAGAAGTACCTGAAAGGCCTGAATCCTTCATGGCCTATGACTCCTATCAACGGGAACTGCAAGATTATCGGTGTTGTCGTGGAAGCGAGGGTAAAATTCGTATGATCAGGATTGCGGCGCTACTCTCAATACTCTTAACTACCAGCGCCAATTCTGAATGCTGGATTGTCACAAACCTGCACGGGTACGGGGCAATGAATGGCGATCGTTACGAGTTTACAAAAGACAACACGGAAGATTCCGTTTTCCACGTAACAATAAATGGCGATAAATCATCAGTTTATGAATCAGTTTCTGGCGTCTATCCAGAGATGAAATACACTGCTTTGTCATCGAACACTATGGTAGGAGAATACCAGTCTGGAGGAGGAATAACCGTTGAAACCTGGTCAATCACTACAAACAAAAAAGCTCTTTACTCCAAAGTAATGAACATCCCAGGTATGCAACAACTTACATCAACCAAATCCTTTGTTGGTGATGTAGTCGGAACCTGCAACCAGTAATCCCCACCTCAATCTCGATAACCAAAAAACAAACTATTTTCCGTTTAAAAACAATGGAGTTTGTTTTTCATACCCCTTTTTACAATATTTCTTGTTTACAACATACAATCTTTCTTGTAATTTTAAGCCATCAGCAGGACGCACTGACCACCATTGAAGGTGATGCTCTTAAAAATTAAGCCCTGAAGAAGGGCAGCATTCAAAGCAGAAGGCTTTGGGGTGTGTGATACGAAACGAAGCATTGGCCGGAAGTGCGAATCCGGATTAGCTGCAAATGAGCCAATCGTGGGGTGTTTTCGTTCAGGACTACGACTCACACACACCACCAAAGCTAACTGACAAGAGAATCCAGATGGATGCACAAACACGCCGCCGCGAACGTCGCGCAGAGAAACAGGCTCAATGGAAAGCAGCAAATCCCCTGTTGGTTGGGGTAAGCGCAAAACCAGTTAACCGCCCTATTCTCTCGCTGAATCGCAAACCGAAATCACGAGTAGAAAGCGCACTGAATCCGATAGACCTTACGGTGCTGGCTGAATACCACGAACAGATTGAAAGCAACCTGCAACGTATTGAGCGCAAGAATCATCGAGTTTGGTATAGCAAGCCAAGTGAGTTCGGTATAACTTGTCAAGGAAGACAAAAGGTTAAAGGGAAATCCATTCCATTGGCATGAGGTACGTAATGAAGAAAATTGATTACAAGTCCATACCAAAACCAATAGACTCAGCATCAGAGCGAAAAAAACACAAAAAAGAGGCTGAAAAATTAGCAAATTATATCAGTTTTATTAGAAACAATGCTCACGGCGATGGCGACAGGAAGTTGCTTTCAGATGCCCGGACCCAAGCGTTCAGTATACTTCGTAAGCAGATGCAATATCGTCTTCATCCTGGCTACATAATTGAAATTCGCCCGACTGAAAGACAATTGTTCTTATTAAACTCTGTCTTTGACTTTGTAAACGTAGTTGGAGATCTTATCGACAGGTCTGTAGATAAGGCTCCTGATACAAATAGTTTTCTTCTAACAAATAAAGAATACTTATATGGTAAATTTGGTATAAACGGATGGCAAAAATATGTACGATTCTTACGTGCATTCGTTGATGCGTATAAAAATTCCGACATGATTTATACATATTTGCCTGGTGGTGATAATTGTACGCTTTCGGCAGACAATAGAATATTCATACCTATACTTGGTCTTGGGCTGATTAATGCAGTAAATGAAAGAGATGTTATAATTGTTAAGCAGTGGCGAAAGCATGAGGGATATAGATATCTGCCATGCTTTGATATATTAAAAATACAGAATAAATTCTATGTAAAAATTAAATATAAAGAAGATGTTTTCTTCCTCAGAAAAAACAAAGATCTTTTACAAGAACTTTCTGGGACAATAGATGTCATCGTAGGTTCTAGGTTTATAAAAGAACTGAAAGAAAGCAGGTCTTTCTCTCGTGTAGAGATAAGCGAGTCAGAGTTATGGGGTATATCAAATAATCCTGTAAACCACGCTCACCAACGAAATCCAAACAAAAAGTGGTCATAACCCGCTCAGGCGGGTTTCATTTTCACGCAAACAACAGAATAAACACTGCACTGTGTATTCATTCCAACGAGTGAATACACGGAGCAATGTCGCTCGTAACTAAACAGGAGCCGACTTGTTCTGATTATTGGAAATCTTCTTTGCCCTCCAGTGTGAGGGCCTTTTTATATGCATACCAATAACGCTTCATTCGAGGCGTTTTCGTTATGCAATCAAATATAAGGAGTTACCCATGATGCACTTTCAGCTCGCGGGTAGCGGCGTCATGTCCGCTTTCTACCCGCACGAATCTGAATTATCACGCCGAGTTAAACAATTAATCAGAGCAGCAAAGAAACAACTGGAGGCGTTATGCGCAATGAAATAGCAATCAATCACCAGATGCTTCGTGCTGCACAGAACAAAGCAGTAATAGCCAGATTTATTGGTGATTCAAAAATGTGGCTTGAAGCAAATAAAGCGATGAAATCAGCTATCAACCTTCCGTGGTATCGCAGGAAATGAGTTTTACAGACAACTGGTCAGACGAAGAATTCATTCGTCAGATGAACAAAATGCTCAATCAGCACAAAGAACAGGAGAAAGATGATGATTCTGACTCTGAATGATAAGCGTGAAATATCGCAAATAATCGCAAGTTTTACTGATGAAGATTACGAACGAATCAACAGTGAAGTTGATCGCCTCTGCAAACGTTGCGACCCAATAAGCGAAATGCTTCGCTCATATAAACCAGATGAACATACTAAGGATGCTATCGACTGGCTGGAAGATGATGACTGTAACTATCAGGAAAAAGCCGCTGAATGGTTCTGGGATGCAATAACCGAAAGAGTTAAGGCTGAATATGCCTTCGCAATATTTAAACGCAGACACATTTTTGGAGAAGCTGCATGAGCAATATCGTTGAATTCGTTAAACAGCAAGAGCAGTTATTCTGCGGAGCATTGACTGAACAGACGGTGACATGGGCTAAGGAAAGCCAGTTTGCAATTCAGTATTTCCAGAAAAACGATTACCTGGCTAAAACAGCACTGGCAAATCCAACCAGCGCACAGAACGCCATCATCAATGTTGCGGCGATCGGCATCACCTTAAACCCGGCCAGCAAACTGGCTTATCTGGTTCCTCGCGACGGCATGGTGTGCCTTGATATCAGTTACATGGGATTACTTCACCTTGCACAGTCGACAGGATCAATTAAGTGGGGGCAATGCAAACTGGTGTACTCAAACGACACCTATGAATCAAACGGCCTTGATTCAGCACCAACCCACAAATACAACGCATTTGGTGAGCGAGGCTCTATTGTTGGTGGTTATTGTACGGTTAAAACAGCAGATGGTGACTACCTCACTGAAGAAATGAGTCTGGCAGAAATTAAAGCTGTGGAAGCAACGAGCAAGGCAAAGAATGGACCGTGGAAGACATTCTGGGAAGAGATGGCGCGTAAAACAATAGTTAAACGCGCCAGCAAATACTGGCCTAAAGCCCAGCGACTGGATAATGCCATTCACCTGCTTAACGAAGATGAAGGTATGCATCAGGAACCAGTTATGCCGCACAAATCAGAGGAAGATATCCGCGAAGATGAACGGAAACGCCAGCAGGAAATTATGGAAAAAGCACAACTTCTTTGTGATGAAATGGTTCAGGCAGAAAACATGGATGATTTGAAGCGATATTTTGCAGAAGCATATCGCCTGACATCTGGAATGAAATTGCAGCAGAACGTACAAGCCATTTACATAGAATGCAAAGCGAAACTGGAGGTTGCCAGTGAGCAAACTGTATGAAATTGCCAATGAATACGCAAAATTGATGGATTCAGATTTAGAACCAGAGATGATTGCTGACACAATAGAAGGCATGGAAGGAGAATTTACCGATAAAATAGAGCAACTTCTTTCCGTCATTAAAAATGAATCTGGTTATGCTGAACGCCTCAAGGAAGAGGCAAAGTCACTGAATGAGCGAGCCGCAGTAATTCAAAATAAGATTGACAGCATCAAATCATATATAGCGTCATCGCTTGAAATGGTTGGCAAGAAAAATATTCGAGCAGGTATTCACCAGGTAACAATCCGCAAACCGTCAGAAACTGTAGAAATCATCGACTCAAGCGCCCTTCCTCCTGAATACGTTGAGTTTGAAACGACAATTAAAGCCGACAAACTGGCAATCAAACACCAACTAAAAGCAGGAATAAATATCCCCGGCGCTCAACTCAAAGTTGGGAAACCTTCACTTCTTATCAAATAACGGTATCGCCTATGAAAAAGACTCCATGGGAGAAATGGGAAGTCGATTTCTTGCGCGAAGTAGCGGCGACAATGCCAGTTGAAGTTATCGCTGAAAAACTGGAAAGGACTGAAAAAGCAGTAATGGCGAAAGCAACAAGGATTGGAGCTGACATTGTTAGCCGACTTCGTGGAAGACGCTGGACAAGAGCCGAAGTATCACTTTTCGGTAAGTTCTCCGCAGAAGAAATAGCAATTGCAACCTGCCGCTCAATTTATTCAGTAAGAGCTATGCGATACAAGCTAAAAAAACTCGATGAAGAAAGAGCAGGCATACGAATAAATTAACAAAGAGGAATTTACCATGAGAGGACTTGCATACAATCCCGGCATTCTTCCGGCAGAAATGATTATTCGCCAACGCGTAAAGCCAATGCCATCGAGAGAGGAATTGCTTAAGAGAAATTCTTTTCCGTCAGTGAATCAAAACAAATATCTGAATGCGATGTGGCGGAGTGGGAAGAAATGAAACAAATGTCACTAATTGAGATGGATGGATTTCTGAAAGGTAGATGCATCCCACGAGATTTAAAGGTTAACGAAACAAACGCTGAATATCTGGTGCGTAAATTTGCTGAAGCGGAGGCCAAGTGCGCGGCGCTGGCAGCGGAGAATGCGGCAATGCATGAAACTATTGAAGCCGTTCGGAGTGTTGCGGATAACTCCAGTGGAATTGCCGGATGGCATTTGAATGGCGATATCGCTACATGGGAAGAGATTCTTCCTGAAATTAACGATATCGAAACCACAGCCACCGACGCTTTCCTGGCTGAAGTACGGGCGAAGGGCGTGGAGATGGCTATGGAGCATATGCAGTCGAGCGGTTCGTTTTCATTTGGAGATTGCTACATATCACTTAACGAGTTCGCCGCCCAGCTTCGCAAAGGAGACAACCAGTGAGCGGAAAAAGAATGACTAACAGAGAGCTTGTCGATGCCGCGATTAAGCTTGCTGGTGATTTTTATTCAATGATGGGGTACACGCATCGCCCAGGCTTCAAATATTGGGAGTCTCCTCACCCGCAAGAGCAACAGGTATTTCAAATGGCCTGCCGTGCTTTTGAGGTTATTCGCGGTTCTGATGTGATGGACGCCGTTGCCGACTTGGAGGATGAAGAGTGAACAAGATTGACTATCAGGCACTGCATGAAAAGGCAGAGAAAGCAACGTGGGGAGACTGGGACTCATATAAACCACACCGTGGCGCACGTGGTTATGAGGTCCGACTAAGTAGTCAGGCCATTGCGCAACACGTTCTGAAAAACAACGCTGAATTTATTGCTGCCTTTAATCCAAAGGTTGCTTTGGCACTACTGGATGAACGGGAAAGAAACCAGCAATACATCAAACGCCGCGACCAGGAGAACGAGGAAATTGCGCTAACGGTAGGGAAGCTGCGTGTTGAGCTGGAAGCCGCAGAGGAGCGCATTGCAGAACTGGAAAGCAACGAAGTCCGTGAAGTCGGAAATCAGTTTCTTGTTGTTCGCCATCCTGGGAAAACTCCTGTCATCAAGCACTGCACTGGTGACCTGGAAGAGTTTCTGCGGAAGTTAATCGAACAAGACCCGTTAGTAACTATCGACATCATTACGCATCGCTATTACGGGATTGGCGGTCAATGGGTTCAGGATGCAGTTGAGTATCTGCATATGATGTCTGACGCTGGCATTCGCATCAAAGGAGATTGATATGACCACTTTCACCGACAAAGAAATGATTAAAGAAATCAAAGAACGCATAGGCAGCCTGGACGCTCGAGACAATATTGAGCGCCGTGCTTATGAAATTGCTCTGGCATCGCTGGAAGCAGAGCCGGTGGCGTGGAGGGTAACATTCACGCAAATTGACCGTGAATATAACACGTTCACTGGTATGTATTCTGACAAAGCAGAAGTCGAACGGTGGGTGCGGCTGCATAAAGCATGTAATTTTCGGGCAGATATAACACCGCTTTACACCGCCCAGCCAGTTCCGGTAACTCCGGATGGTTGGATTCCGGTAAGCGAAAGGATGCCGGAACCTTATGAATACGTTCTTGTAACTGATGGTTTTGATGGCTGTGAGGTTATGCGTGTTAATACAGATGGCTACTGGGGGCCAGCAAAGAGTTTATATCCAGGTAGTATTACCCACTGGATGCCACTGCCAGCAGCACCGCAGCAGGAGGTGAAGTGAGTATGAGTGCATCACTTATAACCGCCTTCAATCAAAGTGCAAATCCAAGCAATGAGCAGGTTGTTGTGTTCGGCTGGATTGCTGAGTATTTCGAAAGCATTTTCGACGATGAATCCGCTAGGTATTGCAGGAATATTTCTGAATCACTCAAAAATCAGGTTTCTGCTCAACAGGTGGTGAAGTCGTGAGCAAGCACATCATCAAATATGACTATCGAGAGGGAGTTAAACTCCCTAAGCACGAGATTGAGACATGGTGCGGTCATCGGCCAGGGTCATTCGAATGGCTTTTTCAGGATGCTCAGCATGCGCTATTGAGCATTGATCAGGGAACGCTGCTTGTTCCTTGCAAGAATTGTCTGGCAGCAATCATCAAAACGGCGCAGGAGGTTAACCGTGGCTAACCTGCAACTTGCCGTCAACGGTGAATACTTCGATGCCATGATTAGCGGAGAGAAAACGGAAGAGTATCGCCTGTGTAATGACTACTGGAATAAGCGAATTATGTTCCGTGAGTATGACCGCCTGATTATCACAAAGGGATATCCGAAGCGCGACGATTCCAGCCGCAGAATTGATGTTCCGTATGACGGATATGAAATCAAGACAATCACACATCCGCACTTCGGTGATAAACCGGTAAAGGTGTTCGCGATAAAGGTGAATATAGGCAATGAATAACAATCCTCGCACTCGCGGGGATTTCTTTTATCTGAACTCGCTACGGCGGGTTTTATTTTATGGAGATGATAAATGCACTTCCGAGTCACAGGTGAATGGAATGGAGAGCCATTCAACAGAGTTATCGAAGCAGAGAACATCAATGACTGCTATGACCACTGGATGCTATGGGCGCAGATAGCACATGCAGACATAACCAATATTCGAATTGAAGAACTGAAAGAACACCAAGCCGCCTGATGGCGGTTTTTTATTACCTGATTTGCAGGTTCGATTCCCTATTCGGAGATAGCACTCATGCAACACGAACTACAGCCTGATTCACTGGTTGATTTGAAATTCATCATGGCCGATACTGGCTTCGGTAAAACCTTCATCTACGACCGGATTAAGTCCGGCGACCTGCCAAAAGCCAAAGTTATCCACGGGCGAGCAAGATGGTTATATCGTGACCATTGTGAATTCAAAAATAAGCTCTTAAGCCGCGCCAATGGGTAA